TAACTGTTAAAATAGGAAACGAAATTATTACAGGTTCATTATCTGGTACAACTTTATCATCTTTAACAAGAGGTGCTGGAGGTTCAACTGCATCAGCACATACTGCTTCAGACAAAGTTGAGTTGTATGAAATATTTGGTGTATCATTAACAGAGATAAACAAAGAGCATACATCAATAGGAAATATTGGTACAGATTATTACACAATAACTTTAACAACTGCACCAAGTATTAGTGGTGGTTCAACAACTGCTGAAATAGGTGGAGTAGCTGTTTATGCTTCTGAAAACTATAGATATGAATTACTTAAAACTTCAATTGCTACTTTAGAATTACCAGAAACAAGTGTAGCTGGTAAATTAAGAAACACTACAGGTAGATCACCAAGTGGTACAGAAACATCATTTAATACTAGAACATTAGCAAATGCTAGAGCAATATCTTTAAATGAAAACCAAAGACTACCAGAATGTAATATTGTTGCATCTCAAATAAATGAAACAAATGAACTTGCTGGTGCTAAATCATTCTTCTTACCATTAACACTTGGTTCTAATAATGCTAACATATCACCTGTTATTGATACAGATAGATTGTCAGCTGTTTTAGTTGCAAACAAAGTAAATAACATAACAGATTCTAGTGGAGTTTTCCCTACAACTGATTATGTAACAAACGAAGCACCAGATGGTGACCAAAATGCATTTATATACATTACTAAAAAAGTTGCTTTGGAATCACCAGCAACAGCTTTAAAAGTATTTTTCTCAGCACACAAACATAATAGTGCTACGATCAAATGTTTATTTAAAGTTTTAAGATCAGATGATGCTTCTGATTTCGATGAACTAGGTTATACTTTCTTTAACACAACTGGTACAACAGATACAGAGGTAGGTTCATCACTTGAAGATGATGACTTCCAAGAATACGTGTTTACTTCTGGTGTGACAGATGATGGTATAGGAACACCTTTACCAGAGTTTATACAATTTGCAATCAAAATAGTAGGACAAGGAACTAATGCTGCTGAACCAATTAGAATTAAAGATTTCAGAGCAATAGCATTGGCAACATAATGAGCGAAAGATATTTAAAAGTTGAGGGATACTCTGAATTAGTAAGAGATAGAAACTCAAGTGCAATTATTAATACTAATAAAGTTGCATATGTAAAAGCAGTTGCTAGAGCAAAAGCTGCATCTCAACAAAGAGATGAAATAAGACATGCGACTAGAGAGATAAATAATTTAAAATGTGAAATGCACGAAATAAAAGATATGTTAAAAAAGGTGTTAGAAAAAAATGGCAATTAGAGCGATAGAAATAGATAACAATAGTACGATTGAACAATTAAGAGTTCAGTTCAATGAGTTAGTTACCGATGTAACTGCGATTGAAGCAGGTACTTTGAACTTAACGAATGTCGCAGCCACTTCTATATCAGTAGGTGACTTGACAGTTACGGGTACTTTTTCTCTTGACTCTATTACTCCTACAACATTTAAATTAGAAAATGACAGATTTGTAGTAGAAGGCCAGAATGTTGATGCCTTTGAAACAACAGTTGTTTTTACAGAACCCACAGCAGATAGAACAATTACTTTCAAAAATGCAGATGGTACCGTTGCATATACTGCCGATCTAGGGTTTTCTAATTCAACATTGACACAATTACCCACTGCTGACGGAAACGCAGATTTGGCAGGGGGTGAAACTCCATTTGATACTTCTATTCAAGATTCTTTTGGATTTTCGTTATCTTCCAACTTATATGATATGAATGAGCCTAAAGGGATAGTAAATACCCAAGATTTAGGACAAGCTAGTGGTATATAAAATGATAAATACTAAATATAAATATAAAAAATAAAAGAATATAAAGGAGCTTTATTCAAATGCCTACAGTACTTCAATTTAGACGTGGTACAACAACGCAGAATAACGCATTTACTGGCGCTTTAGGTGAAATCACCTATGATACAACGGTCGATACTCTTAGAGTACATGACGGAAGCACAGCAGGCGGATTTGCGATGGTGACTGCTGCAAGCACGTCCACGTTAACAAACAAAACTTTAACCTCTCCAGCAATAACAACTTCTATTGTGCCATCCAGCGCCGATGGAGCAGCAATAGGTTCTGCGTCAGCAGAATTTTCTGACTTATTTCTAGCAGATGGTTCAGTTATCAAATTTGGTAACGATCAAGACATAACATTAACTCACGTTGCAGACACAGGTCTGATTTTAAAGAACGAGTCAACTTCAGGTAACTCTGGTGTTGGTGCTGTTCTTACAATGCAGACTGGCGATACAGATATCGCATCAGGCAACGTTTTAGGACATATTAAATTCCAAGCACCAAATGAAGGTACAGGTACAGATGCAATTCTAGTTGCAGGTGGTATCTCTGCTGTTTCAGAAGGTGACTTTAGTTCATCTAACAACGCAACAAAACTATCGTTTCAAACTGCGGCTTCAGCTGCAGCTGCTGAAACTATGGCATTATCTTCAGTTGGTGTTTTAACACTTAACGGTTCAAGTGGTGCAATCGTAATACCTGATGCAGGTACAATCGGATCAGCTTCAGATACAAACGCAATCGGAATATCTTCTGGTGGTGTTGTTTCAATTACAGCAACAACTGCAAACACAAGTGCTACAGACGGTGCATTAACTGTCGGTGGTGGACTTGGTGTAGCTGCAGACGCATCAATCGGTGATGATTTAAGATTAATATCTGACGCAGCTATATTATCTTTTGGTGCAGACTCAGATGTAACTTTAACTCACGTAGCAGATACAGGTATCACTATGAAAAACACTTCAACTACAGGTAACTCTGGTGTTGGTGCTGTTCTTACAATGCAAACAGGTGATACAGATGTTGCAGCTAACAACGTATTAGGTTCTATACAGTTCCAAGCTCCCGATGAAGGCACAGGTACAGATGCAATTTTAGTTGCAGGTGCTGTTGAGTGTGTTTCTGAAGGTGACTTCTCTGCATCTAATAACGCAACTAAGATTTCGTTCAGATGTGGTAATTCAGAAGCGGCTACAGAAAAAGCAAAAATCGTAGGTTCAACTGGTAAGTTTCACGCAACACCAGATAGTATTCTATTGATTAAAAACTCTTCTGGTTCGACTTTGAAAACTGTAAACGGACACGCAGCTATATAATAGTTGACAAAAGGTATATAAGTATAGTATAAAGGATAATTATGACAGCAAGAAACCCGTTATATTACGATAGTGGTAATTTAATAGAAATGAGTTCAGCTCAATTACTTGAATGGCAAAGAAAAGCTATCTCAATGTATGCAGGCAACCCAAGTGTAGTTTGTTCAGTCGCAGCCAACTCTGGTGATTTATCACCAACTATGGCAGACACTAGATTTAGATCAAGTGCAGCTACTCAACAAAACTCATCTCACCCTGGTTCAGGTTCACTAACAACGGTCACTACAAACTTTGACCATATATCGGGTAACGCTGTTACTAACCCGTCTGTACTTTCAGATACAGGTAAATCTTTTCCTGTGTACTATGATGGTTCAGGTGGTATTCAAGCAATGTCACTTACAGACTTTCTAGATACTTTTATTAAACCAGCAATCGTATTAATGTGTGCTTCGTCTGAGGGAAATACAGGTGACTTTGGTGGAACATTTGCTATCAAAACAGGTACATCGGTTTCTGGTTTTACTTTAATATCTTCAACTGCTGTATTTACAGATACAAGAGCAGATACAGGTTCTTATAGTTCTGACCAAATTGGAACATCAGGTAGTTTTCAAGATCATTCATCTACAGTAAACAACTATTACTTACATAGACAAGATGCAACATCAATTACACCATCTCAAAACTTATTGTACATCGATAGTAACAATGACTTGAAAGAATACGCAACTTCAGGTGATGATGCAGCTGACATTACAGATGTATTAGAACAGTTTATGAGAGACCTTGCAGCTAGTGATGATTCAGCTTCTGGTCATAATATCAGATACAACATTAATGGTTCTGGTGAAACTAGAGGTGACTCTATGGTTGATACTAAACTAGATGGTTCAGGTTCTGAGACAAACAGATTTGTAGGTGGTGACGATTACAGATCACAAAAGTTCCCTAATGGTTCATCAGCAACAATTAGTACTTTTAACTTTAAAATAAATAGAGAATAATATATAATAACTTTTGTTATTAAGGAGTGAATGAATGCTAAAAAAAATGCATGAAGATAGACGTATCGATCTAGATAGTGTAACTTACATAGATCATAATGGTCATAAAGTAAAAGTTCAAAAAGAAATCCAAAAAGCACCCGAAACACCTATTGAAGGTAAACCAAAACCTGATCATAGTAAAAAAGAAATTGACTTAGGTCATAAGATTGTTACTTTTAACAGAGCAGAATATACTAACTCTGAAAGAACAACTATGAGAATCTTCTATGAAGACGATGGTGGTTCTGAAAGACTTGAGTTTGATTTTGAAGAGACAGACCCATCAAGAGCTTGGTTAGTTGAACAAGTATATCAATTAACTGATAAAGATGAGATCATGGAAAATACTTATCAAAGAATTAAAGCTGAAGAAGCATCATTCAAAGAATTTGCTATACGTCTAGGAAAAAAAGAAGGTTATCTTATTGACCCAGTAGCGTATTACGATTCAGAAAGTAATAGTGCGAAAGTAGATACTAAATTTTATACACAATCAATTAAATTATTCTTTGGTCCTTTTGATGAAGAAAAACAAAAAGAAGATTTGTTTGTTTGTAAACTTGCAGCTTTTGAATTAGATATGGTTCAGAAATCTGAAGATAAAGAAGTTAAGTCTAAATTAAGAAAAGCAAAAACACCTTTAGAAGTAATACAGACTTTATTAGAAATTAAAAGTTCACAAGCCTAAAAACTCTCTCAAAGTTTTTATCTGTTACATGCCACATACATGCATTGGCAATCTTATTATCTGATTTTAAACAATTGTAATGCCACCATTCAGGTAGTTGAGTAAGAGGAAACTTTTCTTTCTTTACTAACCAAGTTAAAAATACTTCATTATTTTGTTGTACATCAAGTTTCTTAAACTCTTCGTAGTGTTTATGAATATTTAATTTTTTTATTATATCAGAACCTCCACCAGTAATACCTGTATTGAAAATCCAATGTTCACCATCTGGTATTATCTTTTGTACTTCTTGACCTTTTTTCATCCAATGGTACTTGTCTAGTTTAGACCACGCTTCTTCAAAGTGTTTATCAATATATTCCCTAGCAAATTTTACAAACTCACCTTTTTGTTTTAGATGTTGAATATACTTTCTTCTCTCTTCACTATCATTAACCATCGTGTCTAACAAAGCATGTAATCCCATTCTATCATATCTGGTACATGGTTCATATCTACATATCAAAGTATTCATATCAAACTTATCGAAAAAACTTTTAGTAGTGTTAGCAATAACATCTAAATCTAGATACAAAACATTATCATAATCATATGCAAACTTATCAAGTAAAAATAGTTTTTCAAAGTTCATATTATCATAAAGATCACTCTCTGGTTCTAATAATTTAAACTCTGCACCTATCTTATCTGCATATAATTTTTTATTATCAACTAATTTATCAAAGTATTTTTCTAATTGATTGTTTACGTATGTTCGTCTGTCCTCAAAGTTTTTTTCTATCTTTGCAGGTCGCCAGATACTAAAGATTAAGTTTTTCATAAAATTGTTTTACTCTTTCAAATTCTTTGTTTATTGCATGTACTATTTTTGCGTCTTGAGGAATACCTCTATTATTATCATAAAAGAAATGCCATTGATAATCTAACCATTGTACTGATACATTATTTGCAACTAACTTATATGTAAATATAGTTTCATTGTCATATCCAAATGTTTTAGTTATATTTGGTGGATACATAGATTGATACTCATCACTTTTTAAATATGTCATTAAATCAAATGATTGTTTTAAATCATCAAAGTATTTTAACTTTTTCCAATGTTCTTTTGTTGCACCAATGATAGCAGTATTTACTACATCACATTGAGGTTTATTATCTGTCTCTTCTAACATTGCCATTGCATTAAAATATTTTGCTGACGGTGAACGAATAGTGCCATTGATACGATGTATATGTTGCCCTGGGTCTCTTATCTTATCGTTGTTATGTAATATGGTAATACCCTTATTTAAATCCCATACATCAAAAAAGGATTCGTTAGTAGTCGGTATAGCATCAAAGTCTAGATATAGTACTTCATCTTTGTAATTAACAAGTCTATCTAAAATATGTAATTTATATTTGTTTACTATATTATAATCTGTAAGAAATGGATATTTTTTTGAGTACTCTTCATGAAACTTAATGTAATCTTCATCGTATTCATACATTTGAAAATCTGCACCTATCTTGTCTGCATAGCGTTTTTTCGTTTCTACGAGCCAATCATAGTGATCTATAAACGCCTGTTTCATTTTAAGATTCATTGGCGTTTCGTTCTTTTTAAGAATGTGTGTATCGTGTAAGTCTAATTTTTCTTTAGGAATATCGATATATATTGAGTAAATAACCCTTGACATAATCACCTTCAATTTGTTAATATGTACATAACATTATAGATATTTATATAGGAATTGTCAATGAAAATATTAGTAACTGGCTCTCAAGGATTTATAGGTCGTAATCTTGTCGAAGAGTTAGAATTAGATGGCCACGAAGTTTCAAAGTGGGATTTGCATGGTAGAAATGAATTAGGACAACCTGCGATTAGAAACTTTAAAGATATTACAAAAGAAACGTTAGAAGATGTTGACAGAGTTGTACATTTGGCAGCTCTAGCAGATGTACGTAAATCTTTTGATAACCCAGATAAATGGTACGAAACAAATGTTGAATGGTCAACAAATTTGTTTAAATTGTGTGCTGAAAATAAAACACCATGTGTTTATGCGTCATCATCAAACGCACATTATTGGTGGAAGAACCCATATGCAGGTTCTAAAAAAGCAATGGAAGCTGTAGCAAAAGCAACAGGTAAACATATAGGATTAAGATTTACAAATGTTTTTGGTGATGGTTGTAGACCTACTATGTTAACTCAAAAGATGATTGACGGAACACTAGAATACAAGACTGAACACACTAGAGATTTTATACATGTGTTAGATGTTGTTGATGCGATAAAATTGTTGATATATAGAAAAGAGTTTTATATGGATTGGACACAACACACATATGAAATTGCAAGTGGAAAAGGCATAAAAGTAAACGAATTGGTCGATAAATACTTTAAAAATATACCAACAAAAGAAGGTCATAGTGGCGAAAGTCTTGATAATACTGCAAATATCAAGGACATATTATCTTTGGGATGGCGACCAAAAAGGGATTTAGATAAATACTTAAAAGGAAAAATACATGGCCATTCCAAATTCAAAGAGTACATTAAAAGAATATTGCCTAAGAAATTTAGGTAAAGGTGCTGTACAAATCAATATAACAGACGATCAAGCAGACGATAGATTAGACGAAGCACTACAATATTTTTCTCATTACTATTACGATGGTATTGAGAAGATGTATCTTAAATATAAAATTACATCAGCAGACATAACTAGAGGTAGTGAAAATATAACTACAACTGCGACAGACGTTGCAGATAGTTCAATCACAGCATCTTTTCAAGAAGGTAAAAACTTCATCCCTATGCCTGACTCAGTAGTTTCAGTACTAAACATTTTTAGTTTTGATAACGCAGCTACTAATAATATGTTTGATATAAGATATCAATTAAGATTGAATGACCTGTATGATTTTTCTTCAACAAGTATTATACATTACGAAATGACAATGCAACATTTAGATTACTTGTCACATTTATTGGTAGGCGAAAGTCCATTAAGATTTTATGAACATCAAAGAAGATTATATATTGATATGGATTGGACAAATGACATAAGCGAAAATGATTATTTAATTATTGAATGTTATAGAAAGCTTGACCCTGCCACATATACAGATTTATTTAACGATATGCATCTTAAAAGATATGCAACTGCATTAATAAAAAAACAATGGGGTCAAAACTTGTCTAAGTTCAATGAGGTTCAAATGTTAGGTGGTGTCACTATGAATGGTGAACAAATATTTACTCAAGCTCAAGAAGAAATAACTAGACTAGAAGAACAAATACAAAACATGCAATACCCCGATCTAATAATGAAGGGTTAACGTCATGGCTGTCAACAGTCTATTTAAAACAGACAATACTACTCTCGATGTAGAAAAAAACTTGTATTCAGACTTAGTAAAAGAGTCTATACAAATCTACGGACATGATGTAAATTATATAGATAGAACTTTACAAGCTAGAGATAATATCTTTGGCGAAGATAGTTTATCACAATTTAATAAATCTCAAACAATTGAAATGTATGTTGAAGACTCATCTGGTGGATTTCAAGGTGAGAAAGAAGTCATGCAACAGTTTGGTCTTGAAAATAGAAACGAGATTACTTTTGTTGTACATAGAAAAAGATTTAATGATGTTGCTCGTCAAATAGATATTGAAAGTGGTACAGATACTACTGAGGGTTCAATACTTTTAGAAAGTGGTACTATTACTGCTGATACTACAAACAATGCTAGTGCTTCTTTTGAAAGTGCTTACTTGAGAAAAGAAGATGACACACTTGGTGAGTTTGCAACAAGACCACTAGAGGGTGATTTAGTTTTTCATCCAATACTTAAAAAATTATTTGAGATATCTTTCGTAGATCACGATGAACCATTTCATCAACTAGATAACAACCCTGTTTACAAATTAAGATGCAGACAGTTTGAATACTCTAGCGAGGAACTAAATACTGGCATTACAGATGTTGATGCTATCGAAGATGCTTTAACAACAGATACTTTAGGCCATCAGTTTACACTTGAATCAACAAGTGCATATAACGAAAGTATCGCATTAGAATTCTTTACAAACGCATCACAAACTGATACGTTATTAATGGAAGATAGTGATGTTGTTGTACATGAAAATGATAGTAGGTCTGTCGGTGAAAACATATTACTTGAACAAGCAGATGACTCTGTAAGTTCAAACTACCTAATCCAAGAGACATATATAATTGGTGACGGTACAATAGATGTAACAAGTCAAAATGAATTATTTGATAAAGCAGATGATTCAATACTAGACTTCTCTGAAAGAAACCCTTTTGGTGATGCTGGAGAATAGGAATAGAAAATGTTAGGAACACAATTTTATCACGAAACAATCAGAAAGATGGTTGTCTCATTTGGTACGATATTTAATAATATCAATTTAGTTAGAAAAGATAATAATGGTACAATCATTCAAAAAATGAAAGTGCCTTTAGCATATGGTCCAAAACAAAAGTTTCTAGCAAGATTAGATCAAGATGCTGATCTAACAAGTAAAGTAGCAATTACTTTACCTCGTATTGGTTTTGAAATTCAAAACATGGCATACGATACTACAAGAAAATTAAATAGAGTTCAAAAATTTAAAAAAGCAAAATCTGGTACTACAAGTCAATTAGAAACTCAATTTATGCCAGTGCCATATAATTTAGATTTTGAATTGTTTATTATGGCAAAACAATCAGATGATGCGTTACAAATTATAGAACAAATATTACCTTTCTTTCAACCAGATTATACTGTTACAATTAATGATATGTCAGATATGGGTATCAAAAGAGATATACCAATTATTTTAAATTCAATTAATTACGAAGATAGTTACAGAGGTCAGTTTACAGAAAGAAGAGCAATTATCTACACATTAAATTTCACTTCTAAATTTTATCTATACGGACCAGTAACAGATAGTAAAGTTATTAAAAGAGTTCAAGTTGACCAATATACAGACTTACCTGATAAGTCACTAACGAGAGAGCAAAGATATACAGTTACACCTTCACCAGCAACTGCCAATGCAGATGATGATTTTGGATTTAACGAAACTACAGCTTTCTATGAAGACGCAAAAAGTGATTAATAATTATACAATGATTTTTAATGAAAGAAATAAATTTAGATATAACACATAAGTGTACTCTTAAATGTGGTGGTTGTAATCGTCAAGATGAAAACTATACTATTGTTAAAAGTGAAATAACAATAGACGAGTTTGAAAAAATTCTTGATGAGTTTGATATCATAGATATGTGTGGTGGTCAATCAGACCCAATCTATCACACAAAACTAAATCAATTACTAAAACTATGTTACATACGAAAAAAACATGTTCGTATTCATAACGCAGCCAATCATAAAAAGAAAAGTGTATATGATGAAGCGTTTCAATCAAACTTACATGCTCATTGGGTTTTTGGAATTGATGGTCTACCTCATCAATCACATCAATATAGAAAAAATCAAGATGGTGAGTTTTTATTTCAAAGAATGTTAGATGCAAAAAAACTTGGTATAGATGTAGAGTGGCAGTATATAGTTTTTCCTTACAATGAGAAATATCAATTAGATGCATATAAATTAGCTAAAGATCATGATATAAGATTACAGTTGTTAGAAACAAATACCGATGCTGAGGGTAAGAATGTAAAATTAAAATATAACATGTCACCTAAAATAAGACCAAGATGTTTAGAGAATAAAACAAATATGTATTATGCAGCTGGTGGTAATGTATTACCATGTTGTTGGTTAGACTCACATAAACAACAAGTTTCAGAATTATATGATAGTACTTTAAATTTGAAAATAAATACTGTTAAAGAAATAGTAAACTCTAATACGTGGAAAACATTTAATAATAAATTAAAAACTAATCCACCAGAAGTTTGCAGAAAGCGATGTGGTATAAATCTTGATCAAGACGATGCAAAAATGAAAAGGTATTTTTTAAATGGCTGATAAAATAGATGAAATAATAAACGATGCTTTAGGTGTTAAAGATAAAGAACTTATAAAATCAGAACCTAAAAAAGTTATTCCTAGACCAAAAGAAGATGAAGATATAGATTCTGATTACAAGTATCAAAGAGAAAATTTTTACAATTTAGTTGAAAGAGGACAAGACGCAATACAAGGAATATTAGATATTGCTCAAAACTCTGACCATCCAAGAGCATACGAAGTTGCTGGTAATTTAATTAAACAAGTTTCTGAGGTAACAGAAAAACTTGGTGATCTACAAGAGAAGATGAAAAAATTAAAAGAAGTTCCTAACAATGCTCCCAAAAATGTAACTAATGCTTTGTATGTAGGTTCAACAGCCGAACTACAAAAACTATTGAAAAAGAAAAAGGATGATTGATTATAAAAATGATGGTTTTAAAAATAGAGGTTTAGATTTAGATATTACAAATAAATGTACATTGCAATGTTCTCAATGTGCTCGTTCTATTTGGGATTACAAAACTAAAGATATACCTGGTGGCGATTTAACAATTGATGAATGGAAAGACTTAACTGATCACTTTTCAGCATTAACTCTTAATGGTACATTTGGTGACCCTATATTTAATCCTAATCTAATTGAAATGCTTCGTATTGCATGTTCTAAAAATGTTCATGTATCTATTAGTAATGCAGCCTCACAAAAACCTATAGAGTTTTATATTGATGCATTTAGAGCTCATCCAAAAGCAGAATGGCGTTTTGGTATAGATGGTCTTCCATATCAAAGTTTTGTTTACAGACAAAATCAAGATGGTGAAAAATTATTTGAAGTAATGAAAACTGCTAGTGAAATGGGTATAGATTGTAAATGGCAATATATTGTTTTTAGTTATAATGAAGATAAGATAACACAAGCAATACAAATGGCAAAAGATATTGGAGTTACTTTAGAATTAAATTACTCTGGTAGAACTAATGATTTTTTAGAACCAAAAAATAAAAAATTCAAAGAAAAAATAGAGAAAGAAAAAGAAGAGTTTAGACCAAAGTGTTTAAGTATGTTAGATGATACATACATGACTCAAGAAAGATTGCCATACGTATCAACAACAAAACAAGTATTACCGTGTTGTTGGTTAGATGCAGACGTATTACATAGTGAACAAGTTGATAAAAGATATGAACCATTATTAGATGCTAGCAACAATCTAAATAATAATAAAGTAAAAGATATAGTAAATAGTAAAGCATGGAAAGATTTTTTTGATAAAATTACAAATGGCGATGTGCCAGATTTTTGTAAATCAAAATGTTCTTCTAAAATGAAAAACACAAATAGATATAAAGAGGTTTATGTAAATGGAAAGTTATCTAGGTAATCCAAATCTAAAAAAAGCTAATCAACCTAAAGAGTGGTCACAAGCTGAGATTGAAGAATATCAAAAATGTATGAATGACCCTTTATACTTTATCACGAACTACATAAAGATTATATCACTTGACGAGGGATTAGTCAAGTTTAAACCTTATAATTTCCAAAAAGAAATGATTGGTACTTTTCATAGTAATAGATTTACTATTTGCAAACTTCCTAGACAATCAGGTAAATCAACTGTTATGATTGCTTATCTTTTACATTATGCATTATTTAATCCTAGTGTTAACATAGCGATACTTGCAAACAAAGCTGCAACTGCTAGAGACTTATTAGGTAGATTACAACTCGCATACGAAAACTTACCTAAATGGTTACAACAAGGAGTAATGTCATGGAACAAAGGAAGTTTAGAATTAGAAAATGGAAGTAAAATACTAGCATCATCTACATCAGCATCAGCAGTTAGAGGAGGTTCATACAATATAATATTTCTTGATGAGTTTGCATATGTACCATCAAATGTTGCTGAACAATTTTTTAGTTCAGTTTATCCTACAATCTCTTCTGGTAAAACAACAAAAGTAATTATTGTATCTACACCACATGGTATGAATATGTTCTATAAATTATGGAATGATGCACAATATAAAAGAAACACTTATGTACCTATAGAAGTACATTGGTCGGAAGTACCAGGTAGAGATGAAAAATGGAAACAAGAAACTATCTCAAATACAAGTGAACAACAATTCCAAACAGAGTTTGAATGTGAGTTTTTAGGTTCTACTAATACACTTGTTAACTCTGCAAAATTAAGACAAATGACTTACAAAGAACCTATTGTAAAACATGAGGGATTAAATGTTTATGAAAATCCTAAAAAAGATCACACTTATGTTGTAACAGCTGACGTTGCACGTGGAACTAAAAACGATGCATCAGCATTTACTGTTATTGATGTTTCAGAAATACCATATAAAGTAGTTGCATCATTTAAAGATAACGAAATAAAACCTTTATTATTTCCACATAAAATACATCATGTTGCTAGGGCATATAATCATGCATATGTTTTAGTTGAAGTAAATGATATAGGAGAGCAAGTATCAAACAACTTACATTTTGATTTAGAATATGATAATATAATTATGTGTTATATGAGAGGACGTGCTGGTCAAGTTATGGGTAGTGGATTTTCTGGTGGTAAAGCACAATTAGGTGTAAGAACAACAAAGTCAGTTAAAAAAGTAGGATGTTCTAACTTAAAACAATTATTAGAAACAGATAAACTACTCGTAGATGATTTTGATATAATAAATGAATTATCAACTTACATAGTTCGTGGTAATCAATTTCAAGCAGAGGAAGGTAGCAATGATGATTTAGTAATGTGTTTAGTTTTATTTTCCTGGGCAACAGATCAAAGATATTTTAAAGAGTTAACAGATCAAGATATTAGAAAAAGAATGTATGCAGATAATCAAGATAGAATAGAGCAAGATATGACACCATTTGGTTTTATATTAGATGGTAATGAAGAGATAGGAGAATCAGTAGATGAATATGGTACTAGATGGTCACCAGTTGTTAGAGATAAGGATACAGATTGGTAATGAATAAACTTTTAATTGTAATAGGCGATAAAAAAATATTAGATTACTTTCCAAAAATGGTGAAAGTTTTTGATAATCCTACAGATCAAATAGATTTATCTGTAAAATATAATATAATACATTTAGATAGTTGGAATATAGAGTTTTATCAAATTGTTAGATATCTATTTGATGTGCAAGTTATTATTAGTGGAAAAACAACACAATCTATAGATGATGTATCAATGTGTCCTAAAATACATTTTATATCATCACACTTAATAAAAACTTATGGACAATATTATGTAAGATATTTAAGTGAATTGTTTAACTATCCAATGCTATATAAGTTCGATTAAATCATTATCTAATTTAATCCAACAATTATGACATATGATTTTTGAACTATCTATAAGATTTAGTATCTCTTGTCTACCAGACCCATTGATACCATTTGTTTTAGATATTTTACGTATTTGAGAGTCGTGAGGATGAAACTTTAGACATATAGTTTCACTTTCACCACAATTATGGCAAGACTTATCAGATAAATGTTGATTTAGCCAAGAGACCCTTTTATTATAATGTCTTCTTGCTACTTTTTTGATAGTTTCTTTGTATTTCTCATAGTGGGATTGCATAATGTAGTATTTATATTCAGTTAGTCTATAAATAATAGGGTTTTGAAAATTAAATATCTATAAATACAGATATAAAATTAAAAGTAATAGCTATACTTTACAAGGAGAACAACAATGGCATTTTTAGTCTCACCTGGCGTTCAGGTAAAAGAAGTTGACTTAACAAATGTGGTACCAGCAGTAGCAACATCTATAGGTGCAATCGCTGGAGCATTTCAAAAAGGCCCTGTTTCATCTGTAACAACTATAACGTCTGAAGAAGACCTTATTAAAAATTTTGGAAAACCAAATGACTCAAACTTTGAGACATTCTTTTCAGCTGCAAACTTCCTACAATATACAAACTCTTTGAGAGTAGTAAGAGCAGAAAGTGGAGTAGTTAACGCAGTTGCATCAGGTACAGCAATACTAATTAGAGATACAGATCACTATCAAGGTTCTTTCGCTGCAGGCGAAGCATCTGTTGGTGAGTGGGCTGCAAGATCAGCTGGAACATGGGGAAATTCTATAGGAGTTTCTATTTGTGCAACAGCAACAGCATACGAAGAAATGTTGACATCATCTAACCAAACAGTTGGTGAAGATGCAGTAGGTTCAACATCAATCGCAGTAGATAACATAGATTTAGCAGACGATGAAATACACGTTGGAGATATTATATCTTTCTTTACAGACTCAGCAGGTACAACACCTGTAACTGGTGAAGACGGAAAACAATATGAAGTAACAGCGATTAATACTTCAACTAACGTTGCAACAATCAAAAGATTAGACGACCCTAACGGTGGTGGTGTTCATAACGTCATACCTGATAACTCTTTCATCAAAAGACGTTGGAGATTTTACGACAGATTTGACGGAGCTCCAGGTACATCTGCATGGGCAACTCAAAACGGTAGAGGTTCAGGTGACGAAATTCACGTAGTAGTTTACGATACTACTGGCGACATTTCAGGTTTTGATGTTGATTCAAACGGAAATAGACAAAATGCAATTATCGAAACTTTTGCAAATATGTCAAAAAACCCAAATGCAAAAACTGCTCAAGGTAATACAAATTACTATCCAAATGTAATTTACAATCAATCAGAAAATATATTTTGGATGGACCACAACTCAGGTGGTTCAAATTGGGGAACTGATACTACATCAGCATACACAGCTGTAGATACACCAACTGCTACAAACTTAGCATCTGGTACAGACGACTACGCTGTAACTGCTGGAGAGATTGAAAGTGCATATGATAAGTTTAGTGATACAGAGTCAATTGATATCAATCTAGTAATTGGTGGACCATCTTCTATTGTAGCAGATACATCAAGTGGTCAAGACACACACGTAACTATGATTACTGATTTAGTTGAAAAAAGAAAAGACTGTGTAGCATTCGTATCACCACATAGAGGTGCAACAGTTAATGTTGCTAACGATACAACACAAACTGAAAACGTAAAAACAGCATTTGATTTATGTCCTAGTTCATCATACGTAGTATTCGATAGTGGATACAAATACATGTATGACAAATACAATGATGAGTTTAGATTTGTACCATTAAATGGTGATACTGCTGGATTATGTGCTAATACAGATAGAGTAGCAGATAGCTTCTTTTCACCTGCTGGATTTAACAGAGGAAACATAAGAGGCGCAATCAAATTATCTTACAACCCTAACCAAGCTCAGAGAGATATACTTTACAGAGCAAGAATTAACCCAGTTGTTAACTTCCCAGGTCAAGGTGTTGTTTTATTTGGTGACAAAACTGCATTAACTAAACCAAGTGCTTTCGATAGAATAAACGTAAGAAGACTATTCTTACTTCTAGAAAAAGCAATAGCAACAGCTGCTAAATTCCAATTGTTTGAGTTCAATGATGAGTTTACTAGAGCACAATTTAGAAACTTAGTTGAGCCATTCCTAAGAGACATACAAGGTCGAAGAGGAATAAGTGACTTTAGAGTAATAGCAGACGCAAGTAATAATACTGGTGAAGTAATTGATAGAAATGAGTTTGTTGCAGACATTTTTGTAAAACCTGCAAGAAGCATTAACTTCATAACTTTATCATTTATTGCTACTAGAACTGGTGTTGCGTTTACCGAAGTAGGAGGAGCGTAAGATGGCTAGAATAGACGACTTTAAAGCAAACCTAATCGGTGGAGGCGCTAGACCCAATCAGTTTAGAGTCACTATTACACCACCACCAGGTATTGCAATAGGACTTGATGTAAGAAGAAGTTCTTTCTTAGCAAAAGCTTCAAACTTACCAGGCCAAACACTTGGTGAAATACCTGTACCATTCAGAGGTAGAAATATCTACATCGCTGGTGACAGAGAGTTCGAAACATGGTCAACAACATTCATTAACGATACAGACTTTATGGTAAGAAATGCTATAGAGCGTTGGATGAATGGTATCAATGATTTAGTAGAAAACACTGGTGTATCTACACCTGCTGAATATTCTGCTGATTTATTCGTTGAACAATTAGATAGAGATGATACAGTTCTTAAAAACTACATCTTTAGAAATGCTCATCCATTAACAGTTGCACAAATTGACGTAGCATATGAGTCAACAAATGCATTGGAAGAGTTTGAGGTGACATGGAGATATCAACACTTCGAAGCAAGTGGCGTTAACTTCTAATTTACCTACATAAATACATAAAAAGTAGGAGTACATTATGGCAGAGCTATTCGGATTTAAATTCGAAAGAATAAAAGATACAGAGAGCCAAGAAAAGTTTACCCAAAAATCGCCTGACGATGGCACAGTAGAAATCGCAGGCGGTGGGCACTTTGCTCAAGTTCTAGATCAAGACGGTAGAGACAGAAACGAACAAGACCTTGTTCGTAGATATAGAGACATTGCGAATCAACCAGAGTGTGATAGTGCAATTGAAGATATCATTAATGAAGCTATTGTTGCAAATGAAAGAGATCAATCTGTAGAAGTAATAACAGACAACTTACCTTATAACACTAGAGTAAAAAATAGAATTAGAGAAGAGTTTGATCAAGTATTAAGATTATTAGATTTTGATACTAAAGGACCAGACATATTCAGACGATGGTATATTGATGGTAGGCTTTACTATCATAAAGTTATTGATACCAAAAATCCAAAATTAGGTATTCAAGAAGTTAGATATATCGACCCAAGACAAATCAAAAAAGTTAAAGAAGTTAAGAAACAACCTAAAGCAATAGGACCAGATATAATTAAAAAATCTGAGGACTACTATGTTTACAATCCAAAAGGCATGATGTATGGGGGAAGTGGTAGTAACACTTTGATTGGTGCTAGACTATCACCAGACTCAGTAGCATATTGCCCATCTGGTTTAATAGATGCAAATAGAAATATGGTTTTATCTTATTTGCACAAAGCAATTAAACCTGTTAATCAATTAAGAATGATTGAAGACAGTCTTGTTATCTATAGAATATCAAGAGCACCAGAAAGAAGAATCTTTTATATTGATGTTGGTAATTTACCAAAAGCAAAAGCAGAACAATATCTAAAAGATGTTATGCACCGATATAGAAATAAATTAGTGTATGATGCAAAGACTGGTGAGATTAGAGACGACAGAAATCACATGTCAATGCTTGAAGACTTTTGGTTACCAAGAAGAGAAGGTGGCAGAGGTACAGAGATTACAACTTTACCAGGTGGAAACAACTTAGGTGAAATAGAGGATATAGTTTACTTTCAAAGAAAATTATATCGTTCTTTAAATGTTCCCATATCAAGATTAGAAGCTGAACAAAACTTTTCTTTAGGAAGATCAACAGAGATTACTAGAGATGAATTAAAATTTACAAAGTTTGTACAGAAAATTAGAAAGAAGTTTACACCTTTATTTAATGATATACTTAAATCACAATTAGTTTTAAAAGGTGTTATTAATGTAGAGGAGTGGAGTTCTATAAAAGAAAGAATAAGTTATGACTTCTTACAAGACAATAACTTTGCAGAATTAAAAA